AGGATGTGATTTTTCAGGAGAATCTTCCACATCGCCCGCCTTTTTAATCCTGTAGCGGTACTTGCCAGCGAGAGCCATAATCACACTGTTGCAGTGCTCGCTGTCGAACACGATTCCGCCCTTCCCGTCGATCATCCTCGTAAGGAACGAGTCCACGGCCGACACTCGGGGCTGTATGGCGTTCGTACGTGCCGTGCGCACCTGAAACCCTTCGGCTCTGAGCACCTCAAGCACCGTCCGCTCGTCCGTCTGAGACCGTGTGTTTGCTGCAGGGTCGAGAACTACGAGGGCAGGGTGACCAGGGAAGCGCTGCGCCAGAGCTGGCTTAAGCCGCTCCCGCACGAACCTCAGGGCTCCCATGCCCTCTTCCGCGAAGGACTCAAGGATCAGGAGACGGCCTGTAGGCGTCATCTGGCCGATCACGGCCGCGGGATGCAGCCCCACGTCCATGCCGACAATCAGGGGGAACGACGTGGACTTGATGTAGTTCAAGGGCTCAGCGGAGACGTGCACCCCGCGGTCGAACGCTTTGAACACAGGCTGGCCAGAAAGCGACTTGCCGAACTTAGCATGCACGAACACGTCCACCCAGTCTTCCGATTTCCCCTGACAGAGGTTGTCGTAGTACCCGTCAGGCAGATACTCGATCCAGTCGGCTTCGGGGCTTAACCCCCCAGGCTGAATCGTAATGTGCGTGTTCTCAGGCGGGTCGGAGATGAACTCCTCCCAGAACGAGTCGTAGTCAGGCGGGTTAGACGCACCCCAGACGTGCGCGTTGCTCTTGCCCTCGTCGGTCACGCAGCCGCCTATCGGGTTGCCATGTCTGTCCGTACCCCACTCGGGTCTCGGAGGCACAAGCATCTTGTCAGGGTATCGACCGAGACGGCCCTGCATCGTTTCAAAAATGTCCCTGTTGATTTCGCGGAACTCGTCGAACACAGCGAAGCTGGCCTGCAGAGACAACAGGCGTCTCACGTCATTTGCGTCATCCAAGCCGCGGAACAGCACCTCGCACTCGACATCGTTGAACTTCAGCGTGAAGCTGAGGTTGGTCTTCTCGAACCTTCCTGCTGCTCCGTCGGGGAACCACTTCAGGAAGTCCTTGATGCTCGTGTCGGTAAGCTGCTGCCTTGTGTTGCGAACCCAGACGCAGCGCGAGCGACGCACACCGTCCTGACACGGTGCCATGCGCGAGGCGTGATACGCGATCTTCAGGATGGATGCCGACGTTTTGCCTGAACCGACGGGTCCCATGACAAGGGAGATGAACTTCTCGCTTGTAAAAAACTTCACAAGCGACTTAGGCGGCTTGTATTCGACGTGCATCAATAGCCTTTAAACGGATTTTTAGGCTGTTTGAGGCTGTTTTCAGCCGCGTAAGCCATGTCATCCTTAAACTTCGATTTGCCCACCTGAGCGGGCTTTTTAGCCTTTCTTGTGGCTTTTCTGACGTCTTTCTGACTAACTTTAGCCATTTTCACTCCTACTGACCCATCATGTTGCGTGCCGACTGCCATCCGTGCAGGTTGGCATGCTGACCCTCCATCGGGCGGGCGGGGTGTTCGAACGGAGACAGATGTCCGTCCGCATAGAGCCTGTCCGCAAGCTTCAGGTCTTCCTCAACCGACGGTTTCGTCCCGTCGTGCTTGTAGTAAGACACGCGGGCGCACCGTGCCGCACTCACCCATTTGAGCTGCCGAGCCGTCAGATACTTAGACATATCCTCTTCGGACAGGTACGGCAGGTGGTTTCCGCGTGACTCAAGTTTCGCGAGGCACTTGGACTTAAGTATGGCCTCCGCGAGATCTCGGATCTCAGGCTGTGCATCAGCCGCGAGTCTGAGATAGAAGAAGTTGTCCCAGTCCGTGGCAGTTACCACGGTTTTGATGTACAGGAACGGTTCGAGCAGGCGGTTCACGTGCTGCTTGTGCACCCCGAGCCTCATCAGCTCTTCTGCCTTGTCGGCCGCTGCTTTCGCGGCCTCGTGCCATATGGCGTCTGCGAGCTCGTCTTCCTGCGTGGTGAAGTCTGCGTCTCCGACCATTCCTGCTCTGTTTCGGGTGTAGGCTGCAGGGACGACAGGGCTCTCACGTACCATCTGGATAAGAGCTTTAGTAGGCGTTGCTCGGCTTGACTGGGCATTTCGGCTGAAGACGCGGTGCGTCATGAACTCAGAGTGAATAAATCTCGGATAAACCAGCTCGAACGTGTAAATCGCGTCGTCGGTATCCTCGTTCAGCGACGCAAGGATGCAGGTAGCCTTGGAAAGCCCCTTTTCCACGGTGGTTTCATTCTCGGTTATCTTCATCTTCAGCAGCCTCGGTGACGTCCGTAACTGCCTCCGCATTCAGCGTAATCGGGGCTGAAGAGTCGGGCAGGTTGATCGTGATCGAAAAAGAGGGGCCGCCCCCGCCTGCTGTCCGTGCCTTTGGCTCCATGTCGGCCAGTTTGGAGAGGGTCTTCAGGGCTTCCAGTTTGTCAGCCAGCTTGGTTTCGGAGTGCACGGCATACTTGTAGCACTCATCCATGAGATCCAGAGCCATCACACGGGCTTTGGCCTGGGCCATGGAACCGTCCTTCTCCATTTCGCTTCGGGCGCGGGAAACAGCCCCCAGAAAAGGTTTGTAGACTTTGATCTGCTCCCACTCGGGCTCTGAGAATCCAAAACGCTGAGCAACCACGAGTTCGTCCTCCCAGCCTGCGGCAATCTCTGCCACGAAGGTAGGATTCAGAGCTTTCTCATAAATGCGCGGGAGCTGGATCAGATCAGACATTGTTCTTCGCCTCTGCGTTCTCAAAGAAACGCCGCAGTGCCAAGCGAACAACTTCTGCCTCGGAATAACCGAACTTCGCACAGTAGGCTGTCAAAGCTTCGACGAGCTGCTCGGGGAGGTAAAAATTTTTTCTCTTGAACATATGAAAGGGCACGGGAGGAAGGGAAAGGTGCTGGAGGCACCATTGGCGTTGTGGGAGACCAATTTACGAAAACCTCCCGTGCAGCACCGATTATACACTTGTTTTGGGTAATTTGTGAACAGGTTATGAACAAAGATTGTTTAGAGAGCTTTTGGGGCTTGGGCAGCGGAGGCGCTTAGGGAGCGTGGTGTACATGGTGTGTAGGATGTGGGTAAGACCTAAAAAACAGCGTGTGCTTTGTGTGAACGCATTGATCCCATAGGGGCCCACCCAGGGCCCGTCCAGCCATACCACCCCGAGGGGGTGCCAAGCGCACGCAGTTCTCGCTGCATTCGTCGCACACACAACGCACGCGGAACAAATAAGAAAAAAATCCCCACCCCACCCACGTTTGGAGGGCTGTTATATTGCGGGGAAGTGATCCCGCAAGTATTAAGGAATTGCTATGACGACTGTTAAACAAGATCGGAAAGCCGCTAATCACGACGCGGCTAAAATTGCCGAATTAGAAAAGGCGGCCTTCGCCGCCCGTCCCGCCTTTACCCTTGATTCCGTGGAAGTTTTCAAGGATAAGATTAATGCCCTCAAAAAGGCCGCGGTATCGTTCAATACGTTATCGTCTTACTTGATCCGTCAGGTAGTGCATGATTCTGTAGACTCTTTCAAGGCCGTAATCCATGAAAATGGAGGATCAATCTCAAGTGACGAGTTAATAACTTTTCCGTTACCGTCTCGTCTTGCATTAATCGCACAAGATCCTGAATTGCCGCCCGCTATCCGCAAAAGAATCTGTAACCTCTCCGCCTCCTTCCTTCCATGGATTCAGTTTAAGGATGGTATTACCACGTATAGGAATCCTGAAAAGGCCCGCAACTATCAAGAGGGAGATTCCCATCTTTGGGGGAAAATCTATGAAAGAGTAGATAAGATGGAACAAGCCTTCGAAAATTCCCGCCTTAATTTTTTCCTTAGCGTGGAAGAGGACCAGATCGAAGCGGATAAACGGAAAGAAAAAGCGGCCGCGGCCGCTAAAACACGGGCGGAAAACGCCGCTAAAAAGGCCGTTACCGCTACAGAACAATTTGCATCTAAGAGGGAAATAGATGATTTCTCCGCTATGAGTAAGCACCGCATGCCTCAAGGTATACGCACGCTGTGCGCACGCGTTGATTGGGAATCCATAACCCCCGAACAAGAGGAAACATTATTTGGGCTCCTTAAAACTTTCCCTGTACGGGCGGATATGAGCCCCGAAATAGCTAAGGCATAACGCCTAACGGCTTCCAACTAACCACCTCCTAGGAGGTGGTTTTTTATTGCCGCTAATTCCGGAGCCCGTTGCGTTGTGAGTCCCCACGGAACAAAAAGCGCAGGAGGTGCGGAGAGCTCTCCGCACCCGAGGTGCAGCAGGCGTTTGCGCCTGCGCAGCAGACATCAGTGCTTATGGTGCGAGCGTGCGTGGGTCGATTGTGTGTCGTTTGTGGGTGAATTTCCACGGGACAAAAAATAAGGAGGAAAAACAAGAGCTTATAAGTGCTCTGTCCACTTTGTCCACTTGGACGGGGTGGCTGTCCACTGATTTCCAGCTATATATATATGATTTTATTAATAAATATAGTAGTAGTGGACAAAGTGGACAGAATGGACAGTAAAAAAAGGGTCCGCGATGAAAATTTTTTTTAACAACTTACAAACACAAGTACTTAAGTTGTAAAAATCGGGCACTACCTGTTTTTTTACTGTCCACTTTGTCCACTTGGAGCTAAGTGTATGATTTTATTCTGAAAACCAGTGGACAGAGGTAGTGGACAGCTGTCCACTTGGCTGTCCACTCTGTCCACTAAACCACGAAACTTAGCGAAATTTAAGATTGGCTTAATGTTTCAAATTGTAAAGTGCTGTCCACTTTGTCCACTTTACCCCCCTCTTAAGTTTCGCTTAATGTTTCTAATTGTAAAGTGCTGTCCACTTTGTCCACTGACCTTACGCGTATCCACGTAGGTACTGACACTGTGGGGAGTAATGCTTAAGGAGTTACCATGGTCAAAGTTCTTTCTGCACTTATTGTGCTTTCCAACATCATCCTGTGGGTTTCTATGTATGCGCTGTGGGCGGAAGGTTACTTCCGCAACGAAGGCATCTGGTTTTTAGTCGCCTTCATCTCCTTCTTCTCTGG